AGCATTGCCAACAGTATCTATATGAGGTACGCCTACGGTGAGTGTGGCTACGATGTTGATGATTTTGGTGATCACGTGGCCCTCTTGACGTATGGAGACGACAACATGATGAGCGTATCGGCAGAGAGGCCAAACTTCCATCACACGTCCATTGCTGCTGCTTTGGGCGAGGTCGGAGTGACATACACGATGGCTGACAAGGAAGCGGAATCCGTTCCCTATGTTCCCATGAGTGAAGTCACCTTCCTTAAACGCGCGTGGCGTTTTTGTGATGAGGAGAATGTTTGGTTGGCCCCTCTAGAGATGGAGAGCGTGCACAAGATGTTGTGTGTGATTGTCGAGTCGAAGACGGTCACACTTGGAGAGCAGATGGCGGATATTATCCGCAGCGCGCACTCAGAGATGTTCTTCCACGGCGAGACTAAGTTTCGCAAGTGGGATGAACTTCTCAAACGCCTGATTTCGGAGAATGACATGGATGTCTGGTTCCGAGATCAGAAATTGCCCACCTATGGGCAGTTGTGGCAACGCTTTCGGGCGGTGTCAGAGAAATCCCGGACAACATTTGTATGGGGTGCCGGGCGGCGATATCACTCGTCGTAACCACTAGTGAAAGTTGTAGTGTAATATACTTGTGTTTTTGTTTTGTTTTCGTGTTTTATTATGATGCACTAAAGGAAGCTACGACTAAATAACCAGGGCGTTCCCCAAAGACGGTTTTTACCGCCAGTGGTATGGTTAGCCACTTTGAACATTAAATGCGACCTACATGAGTGACTGAGTTAGCCTTGTGTTTGTATTTTTGACTTGCCAACAATATTGAAAATATGGTGGAAGGGGAGCTCCACCCAAAAGATGCTCCCGAATCGGCTGCGCCAGCCGGATCTAACGTCAATCAGCAAACTTTGCAGTTTGACGATGCTAACGCTGGCACGGCCGTGCAGTTTTCCAATCCCTCCGTTAGTTCATTCGATGACGCGGATATCAAGGGGTTGGGACTTGGCGATTTTGTAAATCGACCAGTTCTTATTGACACGTTCGATTGGGTCGAGGGTGCTTTTGCAGCACATACCTTTGATCCTTGGACACTTTTTCTTACCAATAGTATTATTAAGAAGAAAATTGACAATTATGGACTCATGC